ATCTAAGTTACCACCAAGTTGAGGTGATGTATCATCTACAACATCTCCACCTGTTTGAATTTGAATAATATCTGGATTAGTTCCATCATTTGCTGTTGCAAATAAAATTGCTGTTCCTTTATTAGTTGTTGCAAAAGTAAATGTATCACCACTTCCTGATGCATATTTAAATTGAACTGTGTAAGCACCTGATGTTGTATTTTTAAAATGTAAAAATTTTCTACATCTAAAGGAATTGTTACAATTTGATTTCCTGTAATTGAACCTGTAAACTCAATCATTCTAGCTTGAGCTGTTCCAGTTAATGCACCATCTGCAACTGTTAAAGCAGTTGTTTGTGCACCACCAGCAATTGATACTGCTTTATATCCACCAAGAACTTGTTCTATAAGATCTAAGTTTGCGTTTGTTTTTGTTCCCCATGTACCAGCGTTTTCGCCAGTAGCCATTTTTTCTATACCGAGAGGTGTATATGTTGATGCCATAAATTTTATCTCCTATGCAGCGTCACTATAACTTGTATTTGATCCAGTTGCAACATTAGAATAATACTATTTGATCCTGTTGAAAGTGCACTATAAGACGTATTTGAACCAGTGTCAACATCTTGATAATGTATAATAAATGGTTCTCCAACTTGCTGTCATTGTAAATGTTGGTAATCCAACTACTTGATCTTTAGGATCTATACTACCAATAGCAGAACTAAATGATACTCCTGTTAATCCCATTATTTGATCAGGAACATCTACAATTGTTCCTATAGAAGCACTCATAGATATACCTGTTGTTGGTACAACTACTGATCCTGTTCCTTCAACAAAACCTACAGAAGATGTATTGATAATCCAGTTGGTGCTACTGCATCATTTGGAACAACCACGGATCCTTGTTGTGATGTAACTTCAAATGTTGGTAAAAGAATTTCAACAGCATTAACTGCAGTAGGTGTTCCTAAGTGTGATGTAATTGATAAACCTGTAACCGATACATCTTCGTTAGGTGCAAATGCTGTTCCTTGTTGTGATGTAACTGTAAGTGTAGGTGCTCCAACAACTTGATCTTTTGGATCTATAACACCAATAGCTGCTGTAGCTGATAAACCTGTAATAGTTGGTGCAACATCAATAACAGGAAGTGCATATCCTTGTATATCATTAATTGTAAAACCATTTGGTTCAACTGTTACACTTATAACATTTGAAATTGTTCCAAGTGTAGAATTAAATGAAACACCTGAAAGAGTTACAGTTGCATTCCTGAAATTGTTACAGAACCTACGCTTGAAGTAATTGATAATCCAGTTGGTTGAGCAACCGCATCTGAAAGTTGACCCCATTCATCTTCACCCCAAGCACCCCAACCTGTTTTAAAGTTGTAGTCCTCATTCCATTCAGCTTGGCCCCAGGTTAACCTGCCCCATCCTGAAGTTTACCGACATGGTCGACCTCCTATGCTAATCTGATTATTGCTGCTGTGCGTCGTTTGCAGGAAACTCAATTTTAAAAGTTCCGTTACTTGCTGTTTTGTCACCACCGAAAGCAATAATACTACAGAGTCAGTTGTACTTGAACCACCATTCCTGTAGTTGTATTATAAATCATTGCACCATTTGCAGTGAAAGAAGCTGATGTAATATGTAACATCAGAAAAATCTGTGAATGCTGTTGTTCCTGTTAAACCAACTCCTGATCTTGTAAGAGTTGCACCTCCAGCTGTATATGCTGATCCTGATGTATTTGTAATTTCTTCTGAAGTTGAATAATCTGTTGTTGCTGCACCTAAAGAAGCATGAACTTGTAAATAATGCTATTTTAAAAGTATCACCACCAGATGATGTTTGAAAATTGTGTTTACCTTGTAAAAGTTCTTGTTTAAAACTTGAACATATTGCCGATGTTATTGCCATAATTTATCTCCTATTACGGTGACGCTGAGTTAACTGGTATTCGAACTGTACCGTCTGTGTAGTCGTCTCTTCGTCGTCTACCAACTTGCTCTTAGCAAACTTCTGTACCTCTTGTTTATACTTATTTTCATATAGTGTCAACATATCTATCGGACCTTTTAAAAAGAATAATGCTTCTGACTAAACAAGCATATAATAATCCATTTGGAAAGTATTGACTAATATAAGTTGTAGTATTTGACTCTAATAGTATTGGCATTTTATTGTAATGTACTCTAAATCTATAAGTTGTATTTGGTGTTGGAGCTAAAAATATTCTTCCTGAAGTAGTATCTGTTACTCCTGTTGCTCCACCAAACATAGCATAGTATTTTGGTTTTGACCTTGAGCTGCTGACGTTCTGTTATATCTTGATATTCTTGTAAATAAGTTTATCTTTTTTTTCTAACCAAGTATTAGCTCCTGTAATAGCAGATCCTGTTGAATCATAAACTTGTATACCTCTTATAAATAAAGTTCCTGCAGGACATTTAATAGATTCTTGTCCTGTAACTAAATTACCTAATTGTTGTTTTCTATCTGCATCAATAGGTACATCTCTCAAAATTCTATATTGAGAATTAAGAATAATATTTTCTAAAATAGTAGTAGTTAAAACATTAGAATCTGTTTCAGTATAATTTCTAATTTGCTGTAACTAATGTTGCGTATGTAAATCCAGCCATTATTTCCTTTATGTTTTCTACGTATTTTTTTTGTTTATCTGTTCTAGTTTCTTCATACATTTCAAGATGAGGATCTTGTCTTTCAGGTTTAAATATATTTTTTATCCAATTCCAAATTTTATTTATCATGCTTCTATTGTTATAGGTCCAACGGAACAACCGTAGCCTCCTCCTTTTATATTTCCTGTTGTAGCAGTATCTGAATTAACTGTAAAGAAGAAGAAATTAGATAAAGCATAATCAGTTGTAACTCTTCCACCCATTCCTGTATCATAAATATTTTCCTGTTGTAATAGCATATCCTGATCCTTGTCCTATTTGTGCTCCTGTAATTCCATCAAAATTAGGAATAGTTGCATAAGCAAAAACAGGATTAGTTGAAGTTCCTGTTCCAGGTGAAATTGTTGGTGGTCCTCTAAATAAATATGTTGTACCATTTGTTAAACCATGTCCAGGTGAAAATACATTTATAATTCCTGATCCTGCAGCATAAGTTTCAAAACCATTTTCTGGTATCATTACAGTTGTAATTGGTTCTGTTCTATCTGGTCTAACATTTAATAATGCAACACCATCACCACCATTGGTTTTGGTTCAAGTTGTGGTTGTTTAGGTTCAAACTCTGTATAATGTACAAACGAACCATTCCATTCTCTAACCATTTCTCTATATGGAAATTCCATACCTGATCTATCTGAAATTGCTTTTGAATGTTTTCCTGTTGCGTACTTAGACATTATGTTCCTGGGTAATAAGCTTTTGGTGTAATAAATGTACTTGAAGCTGAACCATCTTCTGCTAATGCTCTTTGCTAATTCATCTTCATAATATAATTTCATTTGTTGAACTAATTGTGGTTGATATTTTTGTGCAAAATAAAAAGCTAAACCTGAAACCATACAAGGTACAAATCTAAATGGTATATCTGTTGCATTTGTATAATCTCCTACATCTTGAATTCTTTTTATATAATAAAAATGCATATCTTTAGATGCATTAGTTGAATCAGGTGTAGGATAAACACTAATACTAACATGATCAATAAATCTTTGTACCCAATATTGATTAGGTGTTCCTTTAGAAAGTTTATTTGAAAAACCTGCATAAGTTGATCTATCAACTTTAGTCATTGGACTATCTGATTGAGTTGTTGCTGTTCTATTAGATCTTAATTGTGCTTCAAGGACATCGGACATTCCATATACACCATTTGGATTTGAAGTAGCACTTGTACCATCTGCAGCTGCTCTAAAAAATTTATATTCAGCTTGTCCTTCAATTAAATCAAGATCAAGTTCTCCTATTTCCCAATAGTGAATACCTCTATTACCCCATTCTTGAAATAAGATATTAAGAGATCTTCTTGCTGATTTTAATTGATAACCTGCAACTTGTTGTAATCCAATACGTTCAAAAGCTTCTTCTATATTTCATCAATAGAAAAAGTTTTATCGAACGTTGTAGTTCCCGAAGTAGTATTAGCCATTTAGCCTCCTAATTTTTTATATACTAGTTTTTAGTAGAGTGCAAGAGAGCCTGTAGTGTGGAGTGGATTTTTTCCAACGATGTAGCTTTTGATTAAGTAGCTACTGAAACTTGTGGAGCAGAACCTTCTATTGTTTCTGTCTGTGGGCAATTGCTGCTTCTTCCAGCTTAATGTCAGTGATGATTTGTTTAACTTTGTCATCAATTCTGACCATTTCAAGAGTATATCTATTATTAGATAGATGCTCCTGTTCCCACTTCAACTCCAAGGACCTTTTTGCTTTGTATAGGTCTTGTATCATCTATAACCTCCTCATAGGTTATTCTATTTACCTTGTCATTATAACTATTTCCAAGGTTTTCCCAAACTATACTGTTTTCTCCAAGTTTGTCAAGGATAGATTGTTCAAGGAAAGTTGGGGAATCTTCTGATTCTACTTCAAATTTAGCGTGATGATCGTATACGCCCAAATGTTTACTATAAATTTTTTCATGGTTTTGTCTTTCTATTTGTAATTGTGGCGAACTATGTCCCGCCACAAAAAATTATTGATTACGCTCCTGGTGAACGCAAAAGATACCTCTAGGGTCAGATACTCCAAATAGAGTATCTTTCTCTAGCTTTGTATCTTACGTTTCCAGTATCGAAGTCGCCTTCCATTGCAGTTGTCAATGGTGCTCTGTTGAACATTTTCATACCATTAGGCACGTCTGTTAAGATATAGAACGCATCTGTATCAGTTAAGTAGTTGTTCACTCTATAACCTTGAGGAACCATACCCATAGATACGATTGCATTGATATCATTATCAGCTGTTCCAGTTCTACCTTGAGACTTCATAAGTCTTTCAGCTGTGAATTGTAGCTCAGAAGGAATAATCATTTTTACTCCTCTTGCAGCAATTCTTAAACCTCTTTCATCAGTCATTTGCAGCAATGTCAATCATTGATTGCTCTAATGAAGTTTCGTTAAGTCAGCTGAGTTGCTAATGTTTAGCAAAGTTCCAGCTACTGTTGGGTGAGATGTAGTTAAATAAAGCAACACCGTCACCAGAAGTGAAAGTTATTGAAACCATTGAATTAATGGTTCAACTGCTTTTACTTGTTTAGCATTACTCATAGATCTTGCTAAAGCTTTTGTATATCTAGACGCAAGTCTATCATACAAGTTGTCCTCAATCGCTTCTTCAGTGATTGCGAACGCTAAAGCTACAGTCTCGTGAGTGTATCTAGCTGTGAAAGTTTCTTGTGCTTCATCAAATGAAACTCCAGAACCTTCACCTTTTACTTGTGCGTTTGCGAAACCAGATAACATAACTTCTTCTTCAAAAGCTCTGTCAGATGATTCCTCAGTTATAAATTTCAGCATGCTGATTTTCATACCGTTTATATTCCAGGCCGAATAGTGCATTCAAACCTGGCTCTAGTTCTTTAACTAGTTGTGATCGTGATATAGCCATAATTTATCTCCTATTCTAGCTTTACGATTGTAGCTCAATTAGATTAGCAACTACTACTACAGATCTGAAAGCCGCATTTTCATCGTTTTCAGGATCTTCAGCAGATCTTAATAATCTCCATGAAGCTGCATCAGCACTTGTGTCGCCGATATCTAAAGTAGCTGAAGACTTACCAGTAGTTGTACTACCAGCAGAAGTGTTCATGTCATACGTTTCTAAATATCCAGCTTGTGCTACTGCAGCATCAGTTGCTACTACATATTGTTGTTGTGGGTTATCGAATACAAATGCATCGATATCTTCTGAGTTTGCTGGTGTTACTTGAACGTAATGATTCGCAAACGTCGGCTTCAAAGTTGTAGCCGCGTTATAGAATATTCCGTTTAGTACGCCTAGGATAGGAGCATCAGTTCCTTGTCCTTCAACAATGTAACCAGCAGCAGAAGCAACAGCACCACCATGAAATATAGTAGTTGCATAACCCGCATCGATTTTGTATTTGCCTTGACCAGAAGTCGCTGGAGTTGAACCAAGCGTTCCTGCAGCAATCAAACCAAAACCTTGTGTGTTTCTATTTGCCATAGTTGTTTCTCCTTATGTACCTGCCCCGAAGGGCCTCCAGTACGGTTTATTAAATTCAGTGATTTAAAAAATTACTTTTTCGTACCACCGAAGGTTACACGAGATTGCCTATCAACATTGATCGGCATTCTACTATCCTGCTCCTTCATAAGATCGTTGTTTACGGCTTCGTCTACGTTCTTTATGTCTATTAGACATATACTCTTGACGTTGCTTGCGCGATCTCTTCAGGTACCTTCGCAAGTAGAAGGCCACCAACCCCAATCACTCCCTTGTATTTGCCCTCTTCGAGGACTGGATAATCAGATGCATTTTCGACTTCTTCAGATCTAACTAATTCATAACCTTCTCTTAATTCTTCCAGTTATGTTTTTAGTATCTTGAAAGCCTACGCTTCTGCTCTTATCCATCTATACCTGAATCCATCAGGTGCAGGGGGTGCATCTAGAGAAGATGGTGGAACCCACACTTTAGGTCTTTCAGACTTTGACCGTGTTTGGTTCGCACGAGAAGTATTTTTATTTTCTTTTTCCATTTTACGCTCCTTCCGTGTTTTTTAATTGTTTTGCGTACTCTTCGAGTGGCACACCTAATTTTTTAGCTATTGCTACCTGTGAAGATGTGAGTCTCACAGTTTTGCGACCAGGCTTTACGCTTCTTGTAGCAGAAGCAACTGTCTGAACAGGGCGGTCGTTTGCTTATTTCAGTATTACCAAATTTATGCGGAAAGTCAACTTTAATTCTTCTATCAACTTCTGCATAATACTCATTTGAGTTAGGATCATAACCTTCTTTTTCCGTTAAATCCTTATGTATTTCAAAAGCAGTATAAGTCATTGCTCTATCAGTACCAAACCATGAGTTTTTAGAAGCCCATGCTTCAGCTTTAGGATCTGGATTAATTGGTTCATCCATTTGTTGTGTTTGAACGGGTGGTTGAGATAATTGTACAGGTTTCTCAGCCTGTTGTTCTTCTCTACCTTCTTTAGCTTGTTCTAGTTTTGCATTCTCAAAAGCGAGTTTGCAATTCTTTTATTAGCTTCAACTTGAGCTTTTGCATCACCAGATTCAATAGCTGCAGCTAATTCTTTTTGTGCAGCTTCTAAACCTGAACTAATACTTGTCTCAAATTTTTTAACATAATCAGAATCAGTTTTTTCAAACCTTTTTTCTAATGTCTGTCTTTTTTCTTCTACACCTTTGCATAATCTAAAGCAGCTTGTTCTCTTCTTTCTGCTTCTCTCATCTTACGAGTTAGTTTCGCAATACGAGATTGTACACCTTTACTGTAGTCTTCTAATTTTTCGTCTGATTTTTTTTCTTCTAACTTTGTTTCTCTTTCATTTTCAAATGATTTATCTGTTCCTTGTTTTGTTCAGTGTTTTCCGTTTCAATACAACTCGCTTCGTCTTTTGCTTCTTCAATATCTATTTAGCATCAGGTCCTGATGTATCTATATCACTGTTTTTTTTCTTCGTCTGGCATAGTTACTCCTTCCTATGATTAAAACTCATGCAAGATGTCCTCTGGACTATCAATTGTTGCTAACACTTCATCGTCGTTTAGCAGACGCATTTCCCCACCATCTATCTTGATCCGTGATCCGGCATAACGTGCAAACATTACCCAATCATTGACCTTGCACCACGGACCTTCAGGATATCTCTCTTTATCCTTATAACATTGTGGACCCATAGCTAAAACTAAACCAACTTGAGATGCAACTTGTTGCCTCTCTAAAGTTGTTTCAGCTAATACTAATCCACCTTTAGTTTTTTCTTTCATCTTGAAAGGTAAAACTATCATCCTCCAACCCAGTAGGTTTTGGTAATTTAGGTTCTTTCTCTTCTTTTTTCTCTGATTTTTTTACACCAACAAGATCATTGTTTGGTGTTAATATCGATGACTGTTCCTTCATTGTGCTCCTTATCGTTTAGCAGGTTAGAGATTTCCTGACGCACTGATTCCAGTGCATTGATTTGTCCTATTATATACTTGTAATTTTCCATATTGTCAACCCCACCGGACGTTACTGAAATTGACAATTGTTCTATTCTTGAATCTAGGAATCTTAAAGTTTTATTTATTACTGTTTCTAATTGCATTTAACATTTCCATCTTCTCCGTGCCTGTCTTATTCGAGAATTAGGATCGTTACGCAGTTTTTGCTGAAATTTTTAATTGTCCTGCGCTTCTTGCACAGTACGACTTACGTCGATTAGCAGCTTTTGATCCTGGCTTCACTTTACCAGTCACGGCTGTTTTTAATTTACTTCCAGGGTTTGCTTGTAAGCTCTTACACCTTTAGCTGTCATTCCAGCTCCAGATTTTGTTCTATAATTAGTCATACCTGCTCCAGATTTTGTGCATCTAAAGTTTTTTTTATTTCTCTGCTCTAGGTCTATGAGTCTTTCTTGTGCTTTCTTTTTTTTATGCAAATGTTTTTACGTTAGTTGGTTTACCGCCAGGATTACCTGCTGCTCGTTTTCGTTTGACAGCACTCGCCTTTTGCCCTTTTGACATCCGTGTGGCTTTTGCAAGTGGGACGCATTTTGGATATTTCCTCTTTGAGCCTTTGCTTCTCCCGCATGGTTGATACTTGCCGTCTTTCTTCGGTGCTCCAATGTCTACCCATTTCTCCGCTACCCATTTTCTTAATTTCCAGATTTTTTTGCTTTACCAAATTGTTCGCCAAAAGTTGGTGCAATTTTTTTTCTAATTTTTCCAATTAAAGATCTGACTTTACCAGGTTTCTTTACACCGCCACCTCTTTTGTATCCTTTAGGTGTAACTTGATTATTGTATAAATTATTTGCCATTATTTTTCTCCTTTTTTCATGAAGCCCATTTTGTTTCTAACTTTAGGTAATTTTTTTAAACCTTTGTTTCCAGCAGGGACAGATTTTGAACCACCCATTTTTTTAGCAACACTTCATACCTTTTTTATTATATTGCTTTTTGTCCAGCTTGATTTGCTTTTGAATTGTTTTTTGCTTAGTTCTAAACTATTTCACCTTTTTTCATGAATATCCCATTTTGTTTCTAACTTCAGTAGGTAATTTTTTTAAACCTTTGTTACTCCAGCAGGGACAGATTTTAATGAACCACCCATTTTTTTAGGCATCTTTTGGATCTCTAAGTTTACGATCTTTTCCTATAATATTATTTTTTTCCTCCGTTTTTAAAAATTTGTGTACCCTTTATACCATAAATGCTCGCCACGACAAGGATCCATAAATTTGTGAACCATGACGGGAGCTGCGAGAACATGTCGAAAGAACAATTTTACCTTGTCCATCGCTGTTGGATCGTCCGATACGACTGCCCAGGCCAAAATTACCACGGGCAAACTTAAAATTATCAAAACTGCCTCGTCCTTCCAGTCCGATTGTCTGGCTTCTAAAAGTTTTCCTTGGTAAGCTTCTTTTCCTTCGGCCATACGAGACGCATGCATTAATTGTGCGTCTGACATTGCCATTTTAGTCTTCTGCTTGTTAGCATAAATTTTACTACCAGCAGAAACGGCTAATTTAATTGCCGAAAACCACATATTAGTACCAAGTAGCTGTTTTTTTCTTTTCAGCTAACATTCTTTTAGTTCCTCTAACTTTTTCCTTGTCTCCTGTAGGAATATAGTTGAAAGCACCATCAGCAGTAGTCTTAGATCTTGGATCTATTCTACATTCTGACTTGGAACTGCCATTTGTTTTGCTTTTTTATAGTTCATCATAATTTTTACCTTTTGTTAACTTTATACCATTATTAGCAACTTAGACATTTTTTACACCAGATTTTGCAAGACTAACTCCAGCTCGTAATTCTGCTAATTCTTCGTTCTGATCCATCTTATCTTCAGCTAATTCTCTTGCTTGCATCAATTTTGCTCTATCAAAATCTTGCTTTTGTTTCATCAGCTTCTTTTTTTCGTTCATTTTCCATTGCTCTTAGGTCAACTTCACGTGATTTTAGTTTTAATAGTGGGTCTGAATCAAATTGTGAAGTAATTTTATTCTCTTCTTTCATAAATTCTTCAGTCATTTCAGCAATCAACACAGCTTTTCTTGCTTCAATTGATTTGTTAACATTTGTAACTGTTGTTGCATCTGTGGATTCATTGCAGCCATCTGTTGCATCTGTTGCATCTGCATTGTTTTGCTCTCTAAACTCTAATTGAACTTGTTCTTGAGCCATAATTGAATGTGTTCTAAATATTTTTTTGTATTGCAGCCATAACAGCAGGATTATTTCTAACCATGTTAGTTGACATAAAATTTAAGTGAGCTGTGATGTGTGCTCTGTGATCTTGACCAGGAAAAGCTTGAAAAGGTTTTCCACCCAAAGCATTTATGTGTTCTAAACTTGGATCCATCGGTGCATTGGTGCAGGTGGTGGTAAAACTGCATCAACATCTTTTACACCAATCGCATTATACATGTTTCTGTATATTTGATACATGTTATGTAATTGTGGATTTGATGTTGCAATTGTAATTGTGTTTGAGCTAAAGTAATTCTTTGAGACATTGAAAATATATTAGGATCTGCAACTGGTAATAACATCTACTCTATCATCAAAGTCAGCTTGTTTAATATTTCTTGCACCACCTACAACATCGTAAGGATATTCTGGTGGTAAGTATTGTGAAACTAATTTTAGATAATAATTTAAATTCATTTTTCATTGCTGCGTAACATCTTTTATGAATAGCAGACATAACACGTGAACCACGTTCAAGAAGTGCAACTGTAGTTCCAACTGCAGCGCCTTGGTTTCCATCACCCACTTGCATATCAGCAATAGCCGCGAATCTTTGACCAGCTTGTACTACAACACCCATTAATTGTAATAATGTTGAGATGGTTCTTTGTATGGTAATGGAAAGAATGCATCTCTTAAATTACCACCTGGTGCATCTACATCTTTAAATTCACCTGGTTGTATTGGTGATGCTTCATCTCTAACTCTAACACCTCTTTGTTTAAATCCTGCTGGTAGGTTTGATAATGTTCCTGCATCTAATAATTGACGGAGAGCCGCCGTTGCCGTTCTGACTCAATCCGCCAATCATGTGAATGAGTCCAAAGCCATAAAATCCTAGTCCTGGCAGAAATTTGAAGTGGACAAAATATTGGATTTTATTTTTCTTTAGATCATCGGGCGCATAGTTTCGTCTAATAGACAAAACTTTCCTACTACCTTCTTCGACTGTAACGATGTAAGGTAATTTTATTCCTGTTGGTTCACCATCTGCATCCAACATCTTCAAAACCTTCTAAGTCTAAATTAACATGACACTCTAACAAAGTATAAACAGGTTCGTTCTTACCTGTTTTTTTAGTTCCTTCTAATTCACGTTCTTTTTTAGATAACTCTCCATTAGTATCTGTACCTGGAGGACCTAATCTACATCAGAATAGAAACCATTGACTTGTTGTTTTCTTAATTCGTTTTCTGAAATTTTCACGGTATGAATAACTGCTTCCGCATCGTCTAATGAGGTAGCTGTATACGGAACAATTAATTCATCCGCTGGTACAAACTTCGATACCACTCTCTCCCAAGTGGTACGTCGTAGTAAACTTTTTTAAATGTAGATCCTGCTAGTGGTAAATGAAATAACATAGAATCAAATTCAGATTCATATTCTTTCATTTGATCCATGATTAAATAATTCATGTAATCTTTAACACGTTGTGCTTGTTGTTCTGTTTGTGGATTTTTAATTCCTATAACTTGTGTTCTAACAGGTCCATCACTGCAGGTAATAATTCTTTGTAAGCTTGAGCTTGAAACTGTGTAACTGCTTCTGCAAGACTGGGTGTGTTGCACCTGAAGCTCCTTGAAAAGGTTCTGTTCTGTTTTCGTATTTAAATCCTAAAAGATCTAATCCTTGTGTGTAAGATTGTTCCCATTCTTTTCTAGAAGATTTGTAGTCCATGTAGTTTTGAACCATTTCGTTTCCAATTGGTTCTAAAATATCTTCTGGTAAAATATCTGCTAAGTTATCAAAGTGTGATTCTGTTCCTGGTACATTGATTGCACCTGGTTCAAAGTCTAATGTTGCCACCATCTTCTTCTGGGATAACTTCTACAGGTCCTTCATCAAGTAGCATTAAATTAGCACCTGAGTCTTCATCAGGATAAAATACACCCCAAGTAGTAATAGCAGAATAGTCAGCTGTTTCTTTTTTTAAAAATGCTGTATCATAAGATTGTATGACGTGATGTAGGTGGTATCCAATCTGCTTCCACGTCTCCACCATTCACGTTTTAGAATTGCACCTTCTTCACTGTTGGTTTTGCATCCACTGTGCGTTCCATTTGCCCGTGGGCAGTGTTGCTTGGACTTTCTCTAACTCATCTAGCTTCCAATACTCAGGCCACACAGGTTTAGCTTTCTTTGATCCGTGGTCCATGATTGCTGGAAACTCGACCACGTGCCACTGATCAGCTTTCGCTTCTTTTTGATTCGCTAATAATTTTCCTGTTAAATCTTTGTTAGACCATCTTGTCATAACTAAAATAATTTTACCACCAGGTTGTAAACGTTGTCGTGGTCCTGATGTATACCATTCATAAGCAGACTCTAATGCTGTTGGACTCATTGCATCTTGCTCCGAGTGTGGATCATCAATGATTAATAAGGTCAGCACCCCGTCCGGTGATTGCACCGCCAACACCAGCTGCAAAATATTCACCACCTTGTGCTGTTTCCCACCTACCAGCGGCTTTGGAGTCTTCTTGTAAAGTTGTTTTAAAAATTTTTCTATAATCTTCACTATCAATTAAGTTTTTAGCTTTACGACCAAACCTTACGGCTAGTTCTCCTGTGTGCGTTGCTTGAATGATCTTTAACTTTGGATCACGGCCCACCATCCACGCTGGTAAAAGAAAGATGCAAATTCTGATTTGTATGCCTTGGTGGCATGTTACTATTAATCGATTATTTCACCTGTTGCAAGTTTATTAAATTTTTTTGCAATGTGTCTGTGGTGGGAGCCTTCTACAAAATCGGGCCACACACATTTGACAAAAGACAAGAAAGTCATCTTTAGCTTTATTCTGTATCTTTTTTTCAGCATGCATACTTGCAGTTGTTTAAATGTCTTTACGTACGTCTGCAGGTAGCTTACTTATATCTATATTATTCAAATTCATAAAAAAATTTTTAAAAAATTTTTTAAAATATAACTTGATTATTAAACTAATTTAAAATAATAATCAAGGATATTAAACAAATATAAAGGACAATAAATATGTTTAATGAAACAATAACAACTGATCTTTTTAAAGGTCAAAAAGAAGAGCGTTTTTTAATCAAAGACATTGCAACTCATGGTTGTAGTGGTGGTGTATCGGGCTTGACCTATTACACTGAAACAATCGCTTTTTACGATAAGCACAAAAAAGAAATCTGGGATATGCTTTACGATTTAAGTCGAGGATACAAGGGTTTTCAATTCCATTTTTAATAAGTGATTTTAACGGGGCAGCGTAATGTCAGCGATGAAGGCACTTTTAAAAATTTGCTTGTTTGGTGGGCCGTTGACCAAAAAGCAAGGGAGAAAATGACGCTAGAACAAGACTAAAAATTCAAGTTTCATGGCCCATTGATCATGGGCCATGTTTATGGGGTCAGTCAAAAGACGGCATTGAAAAAGAACACAGACACTTTTGGCTGACCCCGTAAACATTTGAAATAGAATTTTATTTTTATTTTATTTTTCAAGGCACAAGCTAGAAATTTCATATAACAACGCTCAAGCTAAAAAATTCCATATTACAAGGCGCAAGCGCCCTGGTATCATGGTACACGGATCACGGGTTTGAAAAAGTTTTGCAAGGACAACGGCTCTCGGGTTTTTGCTAGTTAATAACTTAATCGCAACGGGGTCAAATCAAATAGAAATTTAAAGAAAATATATATTAATCAATACTTATTTAATATTTGTAAGGGGTCAAAATTCAAGGTTATTAACAGTCCATACAATAGTTTTCATGGTGTGTATAATCAGCCCTTAAAGGTGTTAAACACTTATAACAGTGACCGCTCATATCTTTATATTGTCCTTTTATTTCATGTGTAAATTTAAAAAATTCTCTTAAATCTTTAACTTTCCATTTTCTTATATACTCAATAGACTTGTATAAATCGGGGTCACGATCTATAATTGCTATAAAATCTTTTTTAGTTAATAGTCTATTTTTTTCTAAGTCTTTTGTACTCATCATATAATCTTGACAATTCATAACTGTCGCATTTGTCTATGTATTCAGCTAATTCAGTTCTCATTTGTTTGCGCTCTTCATGTACTCGAGCCTTATTTTTTGCCCTAACATGATCTAATGCCTCAAAATCAACAGCCATTATTCAACCTTTATTTTGTTTTGGTGTTTATCTAGCCATAATCTAATTTTAATTCGGCTAGCATTATCTAAATTTAAGTCTTCAATCTCGCTAACTAATTCTCTTAATAATGCTAATTTACCAAAACTAGAAGACATTGCGCTAGTGTTAGCATGAGATTGGCCCGTTATATATAATAATTGTTCTAAGTTTTTATCTGTCATATTATCCTTTTATTAATTTATTTCTTTATATAGGGGATAATAGTTTATTATCCCCTATTGTGTCAAGTGTTAATTACTTATTTGTTTTAAGGTGTTAGGGTTTAAAGCTATAGACAACATACTTGAGCCGTCTTCTAATGCTTTGTTTAAGTCAACCTCTTCGGCAACTAAGTTTGGATAAGACAAAGTCATTAATAGATTATTAACTTTATTGTCAATTTTATCTAATTCCTGGCCCTCTTTAGTTGATTTTCTGAATTGCTTTGTCAACTCTTCACGACAAATGTTTTCTAATTTAGTTCTATAATCATTATAATCGGTATCATAACCGCCCCAATGGATACGATGCTCATATCCGTTTATTTTAGATTGACGCTCACAAATAGTTTCAACTTTTTTAGAGTGTAATTTTACAGCGTCTTTTAAAGTTCTTTTTTTATCTTCTAATTGACGCTCAAAATCTTCTAATTGATCACTAGCTTTTTTTAAGTCTTCAAGTTCTTTTTTAACTTTAAACTCTTTTAAAAATTGCTGAAATTTTTTGTCAAATACTTCATCAACTTTATTGTCTAGCGTTCTATTTAACTCTTGTTTTTTTTCTTCTGTCTGTTGCTTAACTATTTTTTCAAATCTTTTAATCTTGCCGTCTGAAAAAATAACCGCTTTTTTTGTAGTACTCATTTTATATTATCCTTTTTGTTATTGTTAATATATTATCCTTTATAGTCCTTGACAAATAGAAGTCAAGCCATTATATATAAAAATGTTATTGTCCTAACACCCGCTATTTATGGGATAGCGGGACAATAACAGAATAAAGAAATAACTAACAATGGACAAATAATTATGAAATATACATATAAACCACAAAAAAAGCTTTTAGGGTCTTCAACCTTTAAAATGCAAAAATCAAAAGGATATAAATATTTAAGTGAAATATTACACCTGGCGCCCGCTGATATTGGGGGCGTTAATATATGCTCTCACGCTAGCCCCGAGTGTATAAAATTGTGTTTAAACACTAGCGGGCGGGGTCAAATGACAACCGTGCAAAAATCAAGATTAAATAAAAAATTCTATTTCTTAGCTGATAGGCTTAAATTTTTAAATCATTTAGATAAAGAGATTAAATTAAGTTATGAGCGGGCAAAAAGAAAAAAATTAAAATATACTGTTAGATTAAATGGTACTAGTGATCTTCCTTTTGAGCGTTATAGATTAGAGAACGGCAAAAATTTAATGGACAACAACCCACACGTGCAATTTGTCGATTATACAAAAGTGACAAATAGATTAGATAAAAAGAATAAAATACCTAAAAATTATGATCTAACTTATTCACAAGCTGAGAATAATTTAGATGATGTAAAGAAAATATTAAAAACTAAATACAATATAGCAACAGTATTTAGAAAAAAACTTCCTAAAAAATGGTTAGGGCCGTAAAGTGATAAACGGTGATAAGCATGATTTAAGACACTTAGACCCGAAAAAAGTTGTAGTAGGTTTAATTGCTAAGGGTCGAGCAATCAAAAATTTTAATGGATTTGTGCAAGATGTTTAAATATTGCATAAATAGAGGTCGATTTGTGAGCGTGTACGCCTCTATAAAGAGTGACGCCAACCAACAGGCGCAAGCGCAAGCGAACGTCTGTTGTAAAACTAACAAGCGACAAGCTCAAGCGACAAGCGAGCAGAAGGGATGATATGATAACAAATGATATGATACACGATGAAGACTTTGAAGGTAATTATTTTTCAGATGATGTTGCTGTTAAATATGATTTACAAAATGGTAAAATTAATACCGTAGCTTTTTGTATTTGTCCAAAAACAGCAGAAGATATGGCAAAAAGTTTAAATTTATTAGACCATTTAGAACAAGACGGAATAGAATTAAAACAACAAGCGAGCGAGCAGAAGGGATAATATGGCAAGAGATCACAGCGAATATATAGACGATTATTGTAGAGACAATTACGGTCATTCAAATTGGGGGTATTTAGATACCTATACAAAAGAAGAGTTAAAAAAAGCAGATCACACTATTGAAAATAATATTGTTTTTTGGCACGAGGATGATGAAGAGGAAGAGGGGGACGAGTGAGCGGATTAGTTCAAGATTGGGATTGTACCCAATGTAAAGAAGGTAAAGGATTCCAAGAAACTTTTAAAGATACCGAAGAAGGTTATATTTTAGAGTGTCTTAATTGTAAGTATATGGAAGTGTATAGAGAAGATGTAGACACGGGCAAGGTTGTAGAAGACTACGCGGGATACGAGCATTATTATAATAACGAACAAGCGAAGGGATAATATGAACGAAGGACTAGAAAACATAAAACAAATAGAAGATTTAGAGAATAAAGTTAAAACATTATCACATCATTTAGCGAATATGTGTTGTCAAGCAGATGAAGACACGCCAAGCGAATATAGAACTGAACATTTTAGATCGACTATGGATGACGCTTATGAATATTTAGAAAAAATAGGATACTTTAAGAGGGGCAAATGAAAAAATATAAAGTAAGAGCAGAAGAAACTATATACGCTATCTATGAAACAGAAATAGAAGCAAAAAATGAAAAACAAGCTAGGAAGATTGCATTGGAAACATGCGCCTCTGATTATTTGAGCAGTGATTGGTCAAATTCAGCGGGAGATTTTACAATAGAAGATATAGAGGAGATAGAATAATGAAAAAACAAAAATGGATAGGTTTTAAGGAACCTAAATTTATAGGTATTGACTTTGATTGTAAGGGCAATCCTTTAATTGAATGGCAAGAGGCATTAAAATTAAAAATTGATAGAGATACAGTTGGTTATGATTTTAAAGTTGTTGCTTATAAAAAAGTACAAAGTTGTATGGAAGATTAAGTGACCCATATATTCAGACATCCAAACTACTACAAACAACTTAAAAAGAATCAAGCACCTAGCGATGACAAAAAAGATACTGAATCCTCAAGCGAAGAAGCTACAGGCTCAAGCGATGACAACGATGAATCCACAAGCGCAAGCGATTGCTTACCCTCAAACAATAAATGCTTATCCTTCCACTCCACAAGCACAAAAGAATTCTTAGGATGGCGGGCGTGAAACGATACTTGATGAGGGGACAGGCGAGCCTTGTTACCACTTGCAACTTTTAATTCTACAGTGAAAAAGTGCCAATGATTATTATAGCCCAATAGATCGGGAGTACCAAGTAGGCTAAGGTTTTCCAACCTAGTCCAAATGATATCTTTTGAGGCAGTTTTAAGTTTTTTATATAGTTTAGTTTCTGGGCCCACAATTGCATTAATAATCCTTCTGAAGTTTATCTGGTAAGATAAGACTCGAAGGTTTTTCAGTTTTTAAAACTAATCTGTGTGCACTATGACCTGGCTGACCTAAAATTGGAACTGCATTTTCATGTACTTCCATTCTTCTAATAGCATGTAGCTTTCCTTTTATCTCTACATAGATGACAGCATTTTTAACTGCGTCACTACCTTTTGTAAAGTTGCTGAGAAATAGCTGTAGATCTTGTACTCTCATTAATCTTTTTGTCTTAACTTATTAGACAGATCCTCTATCACTTTTTTATAACCTTGCAAGAGATTTTTATTTGATTCATTCTCAGATGATATTTTTTTAAACTCAAAGACTTCTTTTTTTAAAGCATCAAGAAGAAACTCATAACCTTTGATAGTTTGTCTAAGTTCATCAATCTGTCTACTTAAATCTAAAGTACCTCTATCTTCAGGTATATCTATTTTAAACTCATTCTCATGGGTCATGTCTTCCCCGTGTTCTTTTAAATGTGTGTATGTACGCTTCTCTTTCATTATTGACTTTATAGGATAATTAACTTAAATTGTCAAATATGGGTGTACCAAAAAGATTAACAGAACTACAACGTAAATTTGCTGAGATACTAGTCTTTGGTGACAAGGACGGTAAACCAGTGACAAAAACTGAGGCGGCAAAATTAGCAGGCTTTAGTGAGAATAGATTAAGTCAAGAAGGATACGAGTTAACCAACCCCAAATATCATCCACTAGTTGTAGAATACATAGGTAAATTAAGAGAAGAAAAAATACAAAAGTTTATGGTGACATTTGATGGACACCTGGCAGAATTAGATCGTATCAAAGAAAAAGCATTGAAGAAGGGATCCTTTTCAACCGCAGGTAATATGGAGATAGCTAGAGGTAAAGCGGCAGGATTATATATAGATAGAAAAATTATTAAGACAGGTAAGTTAGAAGATCTATCTGAGCAAGAATTAGAAAACAAAATGAAACAAATACTAGAAGACTATGCACCAATTTTAAATGCAAAACAAATAGATGGTGAAGTTATATCTTCTGAATCTTCTTCACCCAAGGAAGAGGAATCATCGTTCGATCCCCAAAAGTAATACCTTCTTCATCCTTATCATAAGAGGCAAATAATTTAATAGAGTTTTTATCTTTAGAATACAGCCAACCTTCATTGACAGGAGTTGCTAGTTTCATCTTATTAAAGTCTTTATCGGTAGCCCAAGCCGAGTCACTGACACAGTCGACCCACTCCACTCTGACTTTTTGAAAAGGTATATCAGGAGTTGTTATAGTGTTGATAGCTTTACGTCTTTTCCTAGGCATATCTCCCTATATCACCCCTATAAGAGATGTACCAGATAAATCACTTAACAAATTTTCCATTTATTTGCCCTGGCTGGCACTCCTGTACTCAGTTTGGACTAACCTTTTACTAAAAAGAGGTCTAAATGACATAAATTTATGTCACTAAAACAGTTTCTGTCACTAATTTTGTCACGTATTATTGTTGTATACCAACACTAATAGCTCATTCTGACACTTTGACACTTTTTTTTCATGTTTTTTTTAAACGTCTCTCATTTATCTGTGACATCTCTTATGTATATTCTTGTGGTATTTATGCAACACTTGTGTCTTATTTGTGACATATTTACAACACAGTTTAGACTTGATTAGTTTAGAATGATTCTAAGTTATTTTGATTTCTTATCGTATTCTTTGTATTCTTCTATTAATTTCTCTGATGGATGCCACACATCTACTGCTGAATGGCAGTTGGGACACGATAAGTTACTAACTATATCATAATCCTCATTGTCTTCGGTGTCGTGATCACCACCCCATATCAATTCAGTTCCACAGTGCCAACAGTTCATTTAAAATCCTCCTCTGTTATATTAACTTTTGCCTTCTCCTTCTCATCATTTATTAGGTCATGATACATGTCCAATCTCTTCAAGAACTTATGTTTCCAGGCCCTTAATTCATGATCCGTGATCCGAAATTCCTGATAAAATAAGTCAGGAGTACATACCATTATCAATCCTTGACGAATATTACTCTTGTATACATAATCATGAGCCATGGCATATGCTGCAATTTGAAGGTAATAGTCTTCAATCCATTCTTCTTTCTTGGGTCTATTAGATTGTTTAAAGTCTACAATAGTCTCCATACCATTGTGGTTACAAACGAGATCAGTGCTCCCAGCGTACAACCCAGGATAAAACAACGTGACTTCCGAGCCGTAATATTCCGTAACATTCGATAAACCCTTCTCAATAATTTTTTTGGCCATGGGACGCGCCTCCTGTCCAATCCCTGTAAGATCATCGTACCCAACTCCTTCCACATAAGATTCGAGGAATTTGTGCATAGCTGTCCCCCTAGAACTACTATGAATTTTGATTCGTTCCGCCTCTGATTCTCCAACTTTAGCCTTCCATTTCTTTAAAAAATCTGTGTTTTTGGTGGCTCCTAATATAGTAGTCACAGACGGAAGTCTATAATTACTTATCTCGTAAACCCTTTTTCCAGTATCACCATCTGTTATTTGTTTACCACTAACGTATTGGAACCTTTCTTTAAGAGGGATCTTACGTCCAATGTTATCGTACTCTTCACAATCTTTATCGTTCATCATAACTTCTTTTTTAATTCTCTTAACATATTCTTGGTTACGTTCTCAATTTGTTGTTTAGTTCTTAAGTCTTAGTGTGTTTTCTCCATGCCCAAGAGTTAAGTTGACCTGCATACTTCATTATAAAATGAAGACTATTATATACTATTCTATCAAACATAATTATCTGTATTAACACCTAAATCAACTTGAACTTTATTTAAAAGATCTTCTCGATTCATATTTAATTTTAAATTTAACTCAGCTAATACTTCCCTAACTTCATTCAAAGATTTTCTACCAAAGTTTGGAACTCTAAGTAGATCTCCTTCAGATAAGACTACTAAATCTTTTAAATATTTTAATTCTAAATTTAGTAATGTATTCATAGACCTTATGGAAAGTTCTAAATCACTGACGCGTTTCATTAAGGCACGGTCTACTAGCTTATCCTCTACTAATTTTATTTCTTCTTTTACAAAATCAAAAAGATTGTAGTCTTTTATATTTTTCTATGTCATTCATATGCCTTTCATTGTTTTATATCCATTTAAATCTATTACTTCACAATCTAATTTTTGTTTAGCATAGTGTTCTATTATTTGTTGTATCTTCGGCAACTTTGTATGAGCAAAGGGCCATAAATATAGACAGACTAAATAAGCATCTCTAAAGGTTGCTCTCCATCTATACTGCATCAAGTAAGGTGTACCATCTTTACGCAAACCTTTACGAGGTTTTTTATTTAAAGTTCCAATCCCTAAAGTCTGATGTAACCACCTTAAAACTGATTCATCAGTCATTGCAATCTCCATACTTAATCTCAAACTATTTGAGTATCTATACCCAGGTTTATTCTTATGTTTCTTTTTCTTCTCCATTCCACGTTTAAAATGTATAGTTCCTTCTCCATCAAAAAGCCCTGCAATATAGGCTCTATCTAGTTCACTGACCATTTTGTACCACCAATCTCAACACAGTTGTGTATGGATTAGGACTCAAATCTCTAGTGCACTGAGTGAGCAGGATGATCAATACCAAAATCCCAATTATCTTCATAGTCATAAATTTCTCCCTGTGAATCACAATCATGACACTGTTCTACAAATTCTTCTGGCCCTAATACAGTATTAAATTTTAAATACCCATTACCTTTACAGGTAGGACAAATATAAACTCGTTTAATCTTTTTTGAATTGGCCATTGTATTTTTTCGCTTTCTCGTTTGCTATTGCTTCTATTGTTTTTGATACGCTTAGTTTTGCATCGGGAAGTATTAATCTTTGATAGCTTTTCTAAGACTTTGTATGTTTCTTTAGACAGTGAAACATTTCTGTATTTACTCATATCAGTCATGTATAATACCTTTCATTATTTTTTTAATATAGAATAATTTGTAGGATTGTCAATGACAAAAATGGTTTTATTAATGGTTTTGTGTAGTGAACTTGCGTCTCATCAATGCAAGGTTATACCTACACCTCAGATATTATTTGATGACTATAGTTCTTGTATAGTCTACGGCTATGATTATTCTCATAAATTGATGGCCAGCTTTGATCCAGAATGGACCAATAGTATTAAAGCTTATACAAAATTTTCTTGTAAGGTTGACAAGATTATTTAATGTTGATAGAGGTTAGATCTTCTCACCATTAACCTTAGGATATTAATTTTCTTGGATATTTGTCAACCCTGGCCTTTGTATCGAGTCTGTTTTTTTGACGTTTTTCTGCTTATTTTTATTTTTTTTATGTTGACGTGGTCCTCTTTTCTTGGGTTTATCACGAGGTGTAAAGAACTTAAAACTTTGTCTAGCCATTCTTCCATTCTTTTACAAAAGGATCTGCATCTTTTGGTCTTGTTATGTGAGGTAGATAACTTATCTTACCATTGACGTGTTGTTCTAAATCAGAACCACAATTCATACATCTATATAATTCATTAGTAAGTCCAACTAACATAGTGAACTCATCACATGTTGGACATTTACCATTTACTATTTCTGCTGTACTTTCATTACTCTAATATTAACTTTTTTATCGACAAAGATCCATCTATATTTTTCTCTAATTCTGCTTTTGATTTAATACATTGATATTTTATGTGTGACTTAGATTCACGTTTTGCGACACGTTTACCTTTTAAACAATCTGACATTGTTGGTTGTATACGTGCTTCCTTAATCTCTCCGTGTACAATCATAAGTAAAGCTACAATTAACTCTGTCATTAGTAAGCCTTACCGTTTTCTCTTACCTTATCTTTTAATCCTTCAATATCTTCTAATGCTTTATCTAATTGTTCTCTTAAAAATTCTATATTAACTTTGTTAGTCATGTTCATCTCTTGAGTCTCTTCCATCTTCTCGACGGTCTTGTACAAATCCTCAATTAAAAAATGTTGCTCCTGGTCCGTGGGCACTTGTTCAGATTTTTTTAAGTAAATCATTTTCAAACAACTCACGTGATGTCTCTAACGATACCAACCTCGCCGTCAGCTCTGTGTATGCGAACACGCCCATTGCGACGAGCACGATCAGGCTAGCAACCGTTTTCATCGGCATCTGCACTCTTGCCTCTTCTCCGATATTTAATGGTTTGTTACTCATCTTTTGGCTCATCTTATAATTTTATCACCCATAAGTTTGATGTCAGGGTTTTCTTTTTTATAATCATCTTTAATTGAATCCCAATAGCTTCCATCAGGTTTAATAATCTTATCATCGGGAATAACTATACCAGAACATTTAGAAACTAACAATTTGAAGTTAGGATTGTTGCTTAAAGTAGGGTTTTTATTGACTTTTCCACACATTTTCATGAGTTCTAACTGTTGTTTTAACTCCATATTTTCTTGTTGAACAGCTTTAAATTCATCAGTGCAGGCTGAACCTAAATATTTTCTATAAGTTAAACGTAAGGACCTATCATCAGAAGGGCTATTATAATTATTGTCAGGATTAAAGTGTCTATACCTAGACTCCGAGTCCCTTTGTTCGATTGATAAGCTAAGATCACCAGTGCTACAAGTATTAGTACCATTATTGAGATACTCATTTCTACTGTGTGCAGGTTTTATAAAACATAACAACACAAATAAAACAATTAATGCACCTGTAAAATAATAATTCATCCTGGCTATCTCCATAGGTCACCTTAATAATTTATTTCTCTGTTAAGATCTTTGATATCATAACTGTGTTCTCTAACTTGATCAGCTAATTGTCTATATAAATTTTCTGCCATCTGCCATGTTGCTTCAGCAGAAGATAGTCTTGTATTAATATCTGTAATATTTTTTTCTAATACACCTACATCTCTTTCAAGATTAGTAAGTCTTAATTCGTTTTGATTAATAGTGTCAGTAAGATTTACAATGTAACGAACACCAGTAAAAGTTCCGACTAGGACTGACGCCACAACCGGAACCATTACTATATTCTTTTTTAATAAATCTACTAAATTCATTACTTAACAATGTAAGCTATAACAAAACTGCAACTACAAGACATTCAATCTTGTGGTCTGACCAGTAATGCATAGCTTTACTTTTCATTTTATCAATCATTTTTTTTCTCCTCGATTTCATAGAAGAACTTGTCGGTATCTTCTGTACGCCAAGCTCTACTATCTTCTACATTCCATTCAGAAGTCTGCACTTTCCAGTCAGGAGTACTATCTTTCACTGTAAAAGAAGGTAGGTCCCATATACATCTATTGTTAGGTTGTGCTGCAAAATTACCATCATCTAAGGCAATTATGTGAGCGCACTTATGTTCGTGCGGAATCTCTGAATGATCAGTGTCAAGTATATTACTGTCTGGATGTGCAAAGTCAACTGTAAATAAATATTTACCTGGGTGCCATTTTTTATCTTTTCCGATATACTTACCGGCTTGTCCGTCTAAAATATCCCAACGATGGACAGAAGGATAATAAGAAAAACAATTCCAGAGCTGTAGTTCATCAAGTCGTCTTGTGGGCACTCCGGATGGTTCAAATCCCTTTTGAATAAACGCGCTAATTGGTAAGCGATAAAATATTGCACCGTTTTCCATAATAGCATGAAATAATATAGCACGACCTGTAAGAGCGCTAAGACCAAAGATAATGCAGTCTTCAACTTCTCCATGATGTTTTTTACAATCATATAAATACTCTCTTCTTATTTGTGCATAGGTTGCTGGTATGTTTGCATTTAAATAAGCCATAATTTATCCTCATTTTATATTACCCCAATTAGGACAGATTCATAGTCCACTTTGTTAGGTACTTCTAGTTCAACTGCAGACTCCATAATTTCTTTTATCTTTATCTGCATTACCATCATCTTGACCGATATATCAAGTTCATCATGTACTTGTATATGCGGTATGATACCTTCTTTGTATAATCAACCATAGCTTTTTTAGTCATATCAGCTGCTGATCCTTGTATTAATTTATTTAATGCTTTGTATGTAAAAGCTCTTTTGATCCCTGGTCCATGTTCCGTGAACGCATCTTCGTGAGTCAAGCTTTATGTATACCAAACTGTTAGGCTCCCATAAATTAAACCTACATCTACGTCCAAGTAAAGTTCTAACTCTGACCTTTGTCTGTGCTCTACGCATTACACTTTCCATTAACATTTTAACAAAAGGTACTTTGTCATGATACGTTCTAAATAAATCTTCAGCATTTTCTTTAGATACACCTAGCTCTGCTTGTAATTTATTTTTACCCATACCATAAAACAAACCAAGGTTAATTGTCTTAGCTTGTGATCTTGGTATGTTAGCCATGTCAGCTACAATTGTATGAAAGTCTGTATCTGGTTCATCGTTGTATGCATCTAAAACTTCATCAACACCATAAAGTCCATCAAGACTGCATAGTGTGTAACAAGACTAGGTTCTTGTTGTGAGTAGTCAAAGCAACCCCAAGTACAACCTTCTTCTGGTATAAACAAACTCTGATCATAGGTCCAAGTTCCTTGTTACGTGCAGGAATTTGCTGTAAGTTTGGATTGTTGTAACTGAAACCTACCGGTTACTGTACCACCTTGATCGGATCTAATTGATTGATCTCTGCATGGATTCTACCTTTATGTGAATGTTTTAATATGGTATCTATAAAAGTTGTGTGTGATTTATTAATCTCTCTTGCATGTGCAATCTTTTGAACAGGATGTGGATGGTTCTTGTAAAAAATTTTTAGTAAAGCTTGGTGCTTCAGTTTTTAAAGTTACGTCATAAGGTAATTTTAATTTATCAAATACTTTGGCAATTGATCTTGCAGCCCATATCTGACATCTATTCCTGTTTCTTTTTTAACTTCTTGTAAACTTTTTTTCTCTGCAACTAATTTTTTTTTAATTGGTGTGCTGCTTCTACATCTACACGTACTCCTAAGAATCTCATATCAACAAGGCAAGGAAATAGTTCTGTTTCAAGATCAAAGATAGATTGTACATCTTCATTAGTATTTCTTTTTTCATTTCTTGCCATAATTTTAGAGTCAACACTGCATCTTGCTCTGCATATTCTCCAACATACATTGCAGGTAGTTTATACATCTCTGACTTTAGGATCTATGCCCCAATGCGCTGCAGTTTCCTTTAATACAGCCTCATTTTTGCCTATTCCGACGTAATCACGACCCAAACTACCTAAATCATATCGAAAGCGATTCTCGTCACGAGAGAGCCAGCAATCATGGTATCTACTATCTTACCCTGTATTTTAAGGCCCATAGACCTAATCCAACATACATCGTACATTGCATTGTGAAATATCTTAATTGCAGGTGTATTTAGTACATCTTAAACCATTTTATAACCATATTCTTATCCATGTTACCACCACCTTCATGTGCGATAGGATAATATCCAGACCAACCTTCTACAGCAACAGCTATACCTACAACTTTACCATTACCAATACAGATCCTGAACCTGTTGATTTTAAATCTGGGTCTTTAGTTTCTAAGTCAATTGCAATCTCATCATACTTTGATAAGTCTGGAAAAGATTCTGGTGGTAGCCACTCTGTTTGTGGTTTGAAATATTATATCATCTTGCTTTTTATTATCCCAACGATTTACTTTCTTCATACCTTTGACATCAAACTTTAAAAGTTCATTATCTAAAGTACCTTTTACATCCCAATGCTCTTGCATATCTTGATAGTCATTTGCCCATGTAGGATCTTTTAGATTCTTTGCAAAGTTTTGTTCTATTATTTTTGCTCTTGCTCTATATTCTTGCCAACTCATTATTGCTCCTTTTTGTTGTAGTAACAAATCATTCTTAAACTTCCTTCATATTTTTTTAGTCTTCTTTTCATCTTTTGATTTTCGTCATATATTTTATTATATCTTTCAGTTAATCTTTTAATCTGTGGCTCATATTTTTTTCTGTAATGTAACTCCCAATTTTTTGCTATACTCATTTGTCATCTTTTAATTTTAGTATTTCTAAATCACAATAGTGTTTTATTTTCTCAAGGTCCTGTATCCCTGCTTTGTTTTTATATCTGCAAACGTATTTAATTACGTTGCCTTGAAAGAATGAAAGATCATTCTTTGATATAAATTCATAGGGTTGAATCTTAAATTTTTTATAATGAGATCCTCCAATTTGTTTATCTTGTGGGAACGCCTCATCTAGTACGCCTTTACTTGTCATATAATTTCCTCCATTGGGTAACATTTACTATCGTCTTTTGGTCTTATGATATGTAAGTGTTCCTTTGTTCTAGTTGCACCTACGTAAAATAATCTTGTTTCATCATCTTGATTCTTGTCGTATGATTTTTTAGTATTGTATGTAAGGTCAGTAAGTAAGACTACGTTGTCTTCTTCTCCACCTTTAGCACTATGAATGGTTGATAGTTTGATCCGTGGTTCTTGATTCAACATCTCTCCATTACGTTTCATACGTCTTATATAAGTAATTCTTTTCTCTCCAGCTTGATCGAAAGCTTCATACCAAATCTCATTAGTTTGAAGTCCATAGTCATTATGTAATTGGTCATAACTATACAATCCATTCTTCACCATTGATTTTAATTTATCCTTGTTCCATTTTTCTTTGCTGATGTACTTTGAAATATTTTCTATTTGTTTTGAATCAAGCATCTGTCCTTTAATTAAATACTCCCAATTAGTTGCAGCGATTTGAATATCTTTTTCATAAAGTTTTTTAAATCTATTCTCATAATAAAACCCTTTGTCTCTTAATGTTTCTTCTAGTGCATCCAACATTGATCGTGTTCTAGTTAATACTAACCATTTACCTGTTGACATATCTACATCTTCAAAGTGATCGTAAGAACTTAGCTTTCCTTCGTGTTGTTTAGGATTCCAACTCTTCTCTACTCTATTATTAACTCTACCAATAATTGAGTTTGCTAGTTCATGTATCTTTCTTGGAACTCTTCTAGATTCTTTGAGTTCAATAATCTTTCCTTTTTGTGCAATGAATGAATCAACATCTGCACCAGCCCATCTAAATACAGCCTGGTCATCATCCCCTGCAATAAAAGAATCAACTGTTTTATCAGTAATATGTTTAACCATATCCCATTGCATTAAAGATAGATCTTGAGCTTCATCAATAAATACTACATCAAAGTTTGGTGATTTTTCTTCTTTGATAAAATTTAAAATCATATCGTTGTAGTCAATAAGATTATAATCTTTTTTATATTGTACTAGTTGTTCACTTAAATGAATTAGAGTTGAGTATTCAACATCTTGATTATGTTCTTTTAAATTATACTGTTCATCTATTGTAATGTTTCTAAGTTTAGCTAGATTAATTATTCTAAGATAATCACTTTTAGTAGAAAATAATCCAGTCTCTTCTTCATCATAATCATTGTAGTCTAGAAACAAATGTTCTTTTCTTCCCAAATCTTCGTAGTGTCTTTTCTGCATTACTTGATTTTTTTTCAAGCCTAGTGATTTAAAAGCTAATGAATGTAGTGTTCTAAAATATGGAAGATCATCTTCTTCTAAATTAAATTTTTTCATTGCTCTTTCTTTAGCTTCGTTCGCAGCTTTCTTTGTAAAAGCAAAGTAACCAATTCGATCTGGGTTTGTTGTCTTTAGATATTCATCTACCTTTTCTAACAATGTATGTGTCTTTCCTGTACCTGGTGGGCCGAATACAATTGTCTTCATTAATAAGGATCCTTTTCTTTTAAGGTCTTAGGTGTATGAGTTTTATCTGGTTTCTCAAATGCATCTACTACCATAATTGTTGGTCTCTTCTTACCAATTACAATTCGATCATCACTACACTCGCAATATTCTTTTAGCATTTGTTGTGTAACTTGTGGTTTCTCTGGCCATTTTTTTCTAAGCAAATGTCCATGATAAAATTTATGAAATATAAATTTATGTTTACCTTCTTCTGTGTAGACGTTTCCATTTAGAATATCTTTCTTAGTAGTTTCTGCTGCAGTTCTGTTGGTACAAAACTCTTCTAGATGTTCTTTTAACTGATCTATCATTGAAGAACCTACTGGTGCTTTAATTAATTCAATACCTTGAAGCAACATATCAGTATACTTTTCAAATTCTTTGACCGTGATTCGTGGTGGTTTTTTATTGATTTGTTTTACAACAGTTCTTCTAAACAATCTTTGTTCCATTAAACAATCGATGTTGTCTAGCTTTACTCTATCTCCATCTACATTGACCCAGTAATAAGGTTCATCTAGTTCTACTTTTTGTAGATCAGATAGTATTGGAAACACTGCGTCTCCACCAATACCATATTTTCTTGTTCTACATAATTTTTTATCACAGTGATTACACATTGGATCTTCATTACATTTAAAACCTAAATCTTTACCATCATTAAATTTTATTTTACCTTGAACGATTCTATCTTCCAAAGGTCCTGAAGGATGTTTCTCAAAGTATTTATAATTGAATGCATTGATTTTTGCTTGCCAACTATCTGGCCATTTTCTTTTTGCATACTGAATGTATTGATAGATAATTCTATCTCTACCATCTTTGATTTCTGTTTGTGTTAATGATTCTAAACAAGGTGGACCATCACTAAATTCTGAGTCAGGTCTTTTGATTATTAATACTTCTAATTGTTCTGGAGTAAGTTTATATAAATCATGTAGTAAATAAAAACGTTCCAGATTAACAGCTTCACCTTGATCATTGAAGCAATATCTTGTTGTTTTATCACCATTAAAGTATGGTAAATTTAGAAAGTTTCCTGTATCATCTTTGGATTTTAATTCTATTTGTTTTGGAAATACTTCTGATCCACCGTAACCTAACACTGCACTAACTGATACTAACTTATCTCTCATTAGTTTTGCTTCAACAGGAACTGTTGTAAAACAAAATACATGTGCACCTCCACTCTTAGATCTAAATACTAGTAAAGGTAAATCTAAACTTTTAATTTTATCTATTAATTTTTTGTGATCAAAACCTGCATAAGAATCGATATCAACACAACCCCATTTACAAGTATTATCTTCATTAATCGGTATGATACCTAGACTAGGTTCTGCACCGTTTAAATGGTCTTGCCACATACTATCTGTGACCATACCTCTTTGTACGAAAGATTTACCTTTGATCTTTTGACCGTCGGCACCTTTCTTATCTACGTATGTCATACCATACGCACGTTCTAAGCCTGAGAATATCTCTTTAAACTTTTCCATAATTATATCTTTAAGCGGGCGGGTCCACTCTCGCTTCACCGCCCACTACCTAGGATACTATTTAGTATGGTGACTTTTCTGTTGTCTCAGTTTCAGAGTCGTGTTTAATTTCAACCTCACCTTTGCCAACTTTTTCAGCAAAGTCTTTGGCGATATTATAAACACTAGCGTCTGATACAGGTCCAACTTTAGTTACATCCCAACCAAACCATGTTCCTTTATCATTAGTCATTTGAACTGACTTTAGATTATAAACGTGGCTAAATGTTGGTGGAGTAAATAAACCGTTTTTACCCTGCATCTTTATAGACATCATCATAGAGTTCCAAGTTCTACTTACTTTCAACTGTGTTCTTGTCATAGACAATAACGCAGTAGATGGTACTGATCCTAAAGTCACAACAAAATGATTTGCTGTGTTCTCAAGATAGTTACCATTAGGTAGCCTGTCTCTATTCATCTGGTCTCTTGTAGATGTTTTAACAATAGGATCGTCTATTGAATACATCTTTACAAGACCACCGCCTTCTCCTCTATCTTTCCATTCTAGAAATTTTCTATTATAGAAAGCAGGGATTACATTAACGCCTTTTTCACCATTGAATAATTCTTTAGTGACAGAGTTTAATATCATCCCAGGTTCTGCGCCTTCAACGTATTTACCATCTCTCTTATTTATCTCTGGAGATAACTGTCCTAAGACTTTAAGAAAGGGTAAGGCAACATCGTCCTGACCAATATTCTGTGCTCCTGCGTTAGCATCAGCTTCAAACATATTTGTAGCCAATGCACCTTCTGTTTTTTTCGTAAGGTTTGTTTCTTTTGTCATGATTATTTTTTCCTTTTTATTGTAGTTTTATTTCCAACAAATATGCTGAAAATCTCCGTAGGCATTTCTTGACCTGCCTCAATACGCTGACGGACCAACGCTTTTAGAGTCATGGGTTCAACCTTTAATTTCTGCGCAGGTTGAAGACCCTGACTCTTTGCAAGTTCAGCATATTCTGCTGCCTTGTTGTCTTCTCCACGGCCAAAAGATACTACCATTTCGTTTTTGATAATGTCTCCCAGACCATTTTGTCGAAGCCAGTTAAAAGCCGATTCTCTATTGGCTACTGTAATGGTAGCATTGTAGAACGGCTTGACATCAATCATAGAACCATCCATTAGTTTGAGTTGGGATAAACCCATCTCAGACATCATAGTAGGAATTACCTCTGCTGATATAACGTCTAAATCTTTTTTCTTATCCTTTAAGTTCTTTTCAATGTCCTCTATTTCTTTTACTAAAGATTCCATCTTTTGAACTTCATTAGATAGTGATTTTATATTTTCACTCTTATCTAATATATCTGTCTTGTCTTGCTCAAAGTTTATATTATTCATCTATTTCTCCTTTCTCGTATAAGTTAATTTCTAATAGGATAGTATTTTCTTTCTTGTTTGTCCCATTTGATACTTGTATTTACCGTTTGTAATATCAGATACAATAGAACATGCAACACCAATGATTGCAGGATCACCTGTAAGTAATAAATAATCTTCAGGTTTAAAATTTTTTAAACCTTTTCTTAATTTAAAAATTAATGGACCAGGAGAAAAAATCATTTGAGAAAATTCTGGTAACAAAAATTTAAACTGTCCATAGTTAGACGCACCCATAATATTTATTTTAGGTGTTGCCTGACTGTGTACCAGGAATTTCCTGAATAACATTGGTATGTAAATAATTTTCATACTCTATACTTTCTGACATTGACAAAAGATATAACATCGATTATATAGAAGTCAATACAGAAAGAAGAAAAATATTTATGAATTATAAATTTAAAACAAAGCCGTACGCGCATCAATTAACTGCGTTAGAAAAATCATGGGATAAAGAAAGTTATGCTTATTTTATGGAGATGGGTACAGGTAAAACTAAAGTATTAATTGATAATATGTCTATGCTTTATGACAAAGGTAAAATAGATGGTGCTTTAATTATTGCACCTAAAGGTGTTATTGGTACTTGGCATAATCAAGAAATTCCAACACACTTACCTGATCATATAGAGAATGTGTCTGTTTGTGGCAAGCAAATATTACAAAAGGTCAACAAGAAAAACTAAATGAATTACTAAAGAGTAGTGATAAGACTTACATATTTTAATTATGAATGTTGAAGCTTTAGTACATCTAAAGGTACAGACTTTGCAGAGTCTTTTCTTAGAACTCATAATACTATTATGGCTATAGATGAATCTACTACTATAAAAAATTCTTCAGCTAAAAGAACTAAAAATATTTTAAAGCTTGCTAAGCTCAGCTAAGTATAGAAGAATATGACAGGTTCTCCTATAACTAAAAACCATTAGACCTTATATAGTCAATGTGAATTTTTAAGTCCATGGTTATTGGACTTTGCATCTTACTATGCTTTTAGAAATAGATATGCTGAAATGAAAACTATTCATGCACAAGGTAGATCTGTACAAGTTGTAAACTTTTTTAAAAATATTGGTGAGTTATCAGAAAAATAAAAGGGTTTTCTTATCGTGTATTAAAAGAAGATTGTCTAGATTTACCTGATAAAATTTATGTTAAAAGAAATGTTGTTGTTACTGAAGAACAATCTAAGCATATAAACAGATGAAAACTATGGCTCTTGCTATATTAAATGGTAAGCAAACAACTACAGTTACTGTATTAACTCAGCTAATGAGACTACATCAAATTACTTGTGGTCACTTTACTGCTGATGATGGTAGCACTCAAAACATAAAAAGTAATAGAATAAATGAACTAATGAATGTCTTAGAAGAGGTAGAAGGCAAAGCTATTATATGGGCTAACTATCAAAAAGATATGTCTGAAATTAAAAAGGCTATTGAAAAAGAATATGGTGAAGGATCCGTGGTCGATTATTACGGACTCACTCCACAAGAAAATAGACAACCTAACATCAAACGTTTTCAAGAAGATCCTGAGTGTAGATTTTTTATTGGTACACCTCAAACAGGTGGTTATGGTATTACACTTAACTCAAGCAAACACTGTTGATATATTATTCTAATGGTTATGATCTTGAGAAAAGATTACAATCAGAAGATAGAGCACATAGTATAGGTCAGAAAAAATCTGTAACCTATGTTGATTTAATCTCAGAAGAAACTGTTGATGAAAAGATAGTTAAAGCTTTACGTAAAAAGATTAACATTGCATCAGAAGTTTTAGGAGAGGAATTAAGAGATTGGATATAAGTTTTAAGAATGGGGCCGATGAGTAACCTTGAGGTGAGTGGTAGCATCTTGTTCTAACGAACAGAGTTGGTTCGGAGCATTGGGCCCCTGGGTATTCATTGCCGTTAAATCAACAACTGCCACCTATTTTAAAAGATCTTTTGCTTTACCTAAGAATAGGTTTGTATTTAGTTTTATTTTCTTCTCTATATGCATGTAGAAATTGTTTTCTAGGTGTACCTTCTGTTACACTACAGTGTATCCATCCCGAGTTAGGTTCTCCAGGAACATAGTACTCGACGATCAGTTGATCCCAGTCAAGCTCTCTATGTATCCAATCTGCAAGTTCAGCATTGTCAACTCCTACACATTCGAAGTCCGCCGCTTCTGCACGCGAGTGCTGGCTGTTGATCGAACTACCGATGGCTTGGCAAAGCTGAGGAGAACGGAACCCTGATGTGACTTTAACTCTACCGAAATGGTCTCTTACTGGTTGTAAAATTTTTTCGCAAAGTGTTTTTAATTTTTCTATTTGTTCTGCGTTAGGATTATTATTGATACCTTTACGTATCGCAGTATCTGATTTAATTAATTCTTGAAGAGTAAAATTACGTGTAAGTTCCATTTTTATTTAAGCATGTTTAATAAGAGAGCAACTACTATTCCAAATGCTCCACCTATTATCATCTTCTCCATACGCTCAAGTCGTTCTTTAACTTCTTTGATTTGATCAAAAGTTTGTTTCTGCATAATTCTGCAAAGCTTTTCATGGTCCTCTATTTTTTGTAGTGCAGATTTTTTAGCCATTATATTGTAACCCCCGCTACAATAGAAACCCGATAGGATAGACCTATCACACCGCCCAAACTTTTAATTTTGTTTATCATTAAATCTCTAGTAATTTCACCAAGTCTTTTAATAAAGAAATCACTTGGTCTAGTTGGTGTAAACTTACCTCTCATCAATTGATCAAAGACTTCTTTCTTAACACCTTTTCTTTTAACTTTTCTAGTCAACACTGCATTTGAAATACCTAAAGTTCTAGCAGCATCTATATTTTTATACATTTCTTTTAGGGTTGAAAATCTTTGAGCTTGAGAATATTTATATCCATTAATAATATCTTCTTTAGTTACTCTTCCGCCTCTTAATAATGGAGCACTTAATAAGTTATCTGCATTTTTTAAATCTCTTACAAATGAAGTTGTCATAAATGTTAATGCTCTAGAAGGATCAGAGTTAACAGATCTAAAACCAAAAAGACCTGGTAGTTCATCACTTAAATTATGAAGGTTACCATACTTATCTGTCTTTCCTGTAGCTGCTTGACCTAATCTTTTTAATTGAGATATTGATCCAGGTGTTAGTGTTTCACCAATATGTAAAACTCCTTTTCCAATTTTAACCATAGGATCATCAGCCTGAGACCATACTCTTCTACCATCTTTACCTATGCCTCTTCTAATTGTACTATCAATTAAACCTTCTATAAATATAGATTCACTAGCAAATGGGTCCATTAATTCAGTCATGCCATCACCCATACCTTTTGCTAAAGCTTCTTTTAAAGATTCATTAGATCCATCTGTTTGTGCTAAAGCATTAGTAACTGCTCTGTAAGGTCTTGTTAAAAAATCATATGCATTTGAATAACTAAAATCTATGTATTTTAGATTACCTTTTTCATCTCTTCCTGTTGGAAGAAGAGTAGAATTTTTTGACCACTCAGGTACAAATCTTCTTAGTGCTTTCATTTCTTCATCGGATACATCATTCTTTGCTTTAAATACTTCTGATAATCCATACGGAATACCACCAACTGTTGTACCAAAACCAAACAATCGTCTTAAACCTAAAGCTTTTATTTCTGGAATACCACTAGTAATTTCATCTATTGATTGAGTAATTATATTATTACCTGTTCTCATAATTTCTAATGGAAATGCTATAAAGTTTCCAAATGGAGATTGTCTTAAAGCTTTAGCCGTTCGACCAATATACTCATAGTTAGGTACTTGATTTCTTACAATGTTTGCTGATAACTCATCTAAAAATCCTTCATAAGATTCTTCTGCTATTTCTTTTCTTGCAATTTTATTTCTAAAATAATTTCCTTTAGGTGAATTTTCTTCTAGTACAGATTTATAGTTAGCTTTATTAATACCTAGTTGAGTTAAAATACTAGAGTGTCTATTTCTCTCTAATTCAAATGTAGTAATTTTCCAAAAATCATCCTCAGCAATATATGCTTCTTGAAGTTTATCAAAAGTTTTTCTAAGACCAGTTGGTAATTTTTCTAGTTTATCTAATGCTTTTGCACCTGATGCTCCACCTGCAATATCTCTAGTTAATCTTGCTATCTCCCCTGCTTCAACCTGTGTTCCAACAATACCTAGTCTTTGATACCTTGCAAATTGTCTTGCTTTTTCTTCAGGTAAAGTTCCAAAAACTCTTCCCGCAGTTAATTTATAAGCATCACCTAAAACACCTTTACCTCCTAAAGCTTTAGGAGCTAGTGTTTGTATATCTGTTAGGTTTGGAAGTATTGCACCATTTGCAGCTGCAAATGCTCCAGCACTTATAAAGTTTCTTACGTGTGTTATTGGAGATAGAATTGTTTTAGCAACTTGAGATGCACCTTTAGGGACTAAAAGCATGTATCTGTATGCAGCTCCAATATCTGTATTATTTAACCAGTTGCTAGTTACATCAAACATTGCATCATATTCTGGTGCTCTAACATATTTACCTTCTAATGCAGACATACCACTTAACTCTGGTCTTGTTTCAACTTCGACTTTTTTAAATTTATTTGGATCACTTAATATTTGTTCTGCTTCATTTATATTTCTAGCCTCTCCTGATTTTACTAAATCATCAGCTCCACTAAATATTTTTTTACTTGGCCCTGAACTAAATGCTTTATTTAAATCATCCATATATTTTAAACCAAAAGCTAGTCTCGCTTGTCTACTTGTAGTTGCATGAAATGTATATGTAGGATCTTTAACAACACCCAATAATTCTCTCTGCCATGGCTCGGCTATTCTTTTTGTTAAGATATCTGGACTTAAAGATACTGCTTCTATCTCTGCTTTTGTTGCAGCTTTTTCTGTTACTGATTGAACACCATTTTTAAAATTAGAGTTCATAACATCTTCAACATCTAATCCTTGTTTTTGTATAAAATCATCTAGTTGTTTATTAATTCCTTCATTAAAAACATCATCTTTTACAGGAATTAATTTGCCTTTGTTAGGGCCCGCTGTAAAATAATTATTTTCATCTAAAGCATAAGCTTTAAATTTATCTGCTTTTAATGAATCAAAAGATTTTTTTCTAATTTGACTAGTTACTTTATATTTCTGTAAAAGAGGTAATTTATCAAACGCTTTAAATCTATAATTTATATAGCCACCTATCTCACCACCAAAAGTTTTAAACTGATCATCAGTAAGTTTTCCTCCCTGCATAAGAACACCCGATAGATTATCAATTCCAAGACGCATGTTAATAACACTGTCTTTTAATTTATCAATTGTTTTACTATCAATACCAGCATCAGCCATAGTATTGGTTAAACGTTTTAGAGATTCGTTAATTTGATAATCACTTCTTTTAAAGATATTTCTTTTTATTCTTGTTGAACCTACTAAATTTTGATTAATAGATTTTAACTGATTACTTAATACAGCCCTATCTTTAATTAATTTTTGTCTTCTAGGTAAATTATTTAATTGATCTAATCTATCGGTTGAAGCTAATCTTATTTCTTTTAATTCATCATCAATAAGTTTTATTGAATTTTGTATTTCAGGAACTTTAGATAATAACTGTTGTTGTCCCTTACTAATTTTAATTTTAGCTAAAGCTTGTTCTGCTCTATCTCCTCTTAGTAATAAATCTTTTTTATTTTCTGGCATTGGACCAACAAATTTTTTATTTACTTTACCTTCCAAAGAATTTTGTATGGTTTCTAAAACTTTGCTTTGAGTAACAGGTGTAAATTTTTTATCAACAGATTGTTTTTGTAAAAAATTATTTATAGGATCAATCATTTCTTTACTTAACTTATCTACTTCTTTTGCAGATTCTAAAGTCGCAAACTCTATTGCTTTAATTGTATCGTCCGATCCTTTTAAAGTTTCTAATGTAAACCTACTTCCTCCACCTTGAGGAGATAATCCTAATCTAACTTTTTGAACTGCTCTTGCAATAAATCCTGGAGCATATTCATTAACACCTTCTGGATCAACTTTTCTTATTTTTTGAACTCCTTTACCTGCACCTATTAAAGCTAAATTAAATAATGCACCTTCTGTTCCAAACTTTAATCTATTCTTTAATCTTCTAAATGCTTCATCTCTACCTTCTTTATCCGTGCTTTTATCCATCATAGTTAAAGCATAGGGTTCTAATGATGTGCCTTTTGCAATATCAGCTAGTGTTCCAATATCTTCATCAGCAACAATAGCTTCTCCGATACCACCACCAATAATACCACCACTGGTTTTACCCATAATCTTTCTACCTGTATTAGCTAGACTAAAACTTTTACCAGCTCTCTTTGCAGCTAATGCTCTTTTAGCAATACGTGTTGCATCCATATTTACTAACTTATCTAGTTGAGTATTTCTTGAAGCCAGTGCTCTTTTAGCTAAACTTCTAGATACTTTCTGACCTGCTTTTGCACCAAGTGCAAAACCAGAAACTGCTAATGGTGCGATTTGTGTTATTGCTTGTGTGATTTTTCCAATGGTTCTAGCTTCTGCTTCATCATCAAATGGATTGACATCATCAAACCATTCTTCAACACCTCTAGCTGTATCAGTGTCACCAACTAAATCAAATAGTTCAGCACCTAATGATACAAAACCTTTAGGTATATTCCATAAACCTGTAGCAACACCTGCTAATGCAGATTCAAAAAAACCTACATCTTCATCTTCATTTTGTATGGTATTTTTCTTTTGAAGATCTGCGAAAGATTCTCCTTGTTCGAAAACAACAGCCATAAAATCTCCTAGTTAGTTTTTAGGATAGAAGGTTTACCTTTTTCAACTTTGTAAATATTTGCATCTTCATCATAGTAATAACCATCTGGGGCACCTTCTTTTGGCTTACCTTTTTTATCAACTGGTATTGGTTTAACTTGTGAAAGTTTTAAACCAGCATCACTAATTTGTTCAGCAATTTTAAAAGCATTTTCTGCCCCGACACTTCCTTCTAAAGCTTTTATTTCTAATTCAAAATCAGAACCATCGTCTGTATCTAACATCATTTTAGCTACATCTTTTTCTTCTACACCAGCCATTCTTGCTAATGTTTTTATTTTTTCTTCCGTTGGATTATCCATTTGTGCTATGGCTGTTTTAAGTCCAGCTAATTTAATTTCTCTATCACCCGCTGATTTTCTAGCTGCACCTTCTGCTAAACCTTGAATACTTGGAGCAGCAGCTCTTCCGATAGATCCTACTAAATCACCACCAGGTTGACCTAAAAGATTTGCACCAAATTTTGCAAGTTCTAAATATCTTTGTCTTGATACATCTTCTTCAGATTCACCCATAGCTTCTGAAAACATATCCATATAACTTTTAATTAATTCTTGATCTGATTGTTCACCTGTTTCTCCCCCAGTAGCACTTATTTTTTTCCTATAGGTGTTCTGGAACATTTGAAGGTTCATGTATACCATCATCATCAGCTTAAAATTTTAATAGGTTTTATAAATTCAGACTTCTAAAAATTCCCTGCTTGTGTTCTATTCTAAACATAGGTAAATTTGCAAAGCCTAACCTAAAGTTTTAAAATACGTATTCATCATATCCAGTCTAACAGACATTACCATCGTCATTCGACCACCCATTCTAAACATAGGTCGTTTTAAAATACGATTCATCATGCTTCAGCTCCGAATATTCCTGCTAGTCCTGTACCTAATCCTAATGCAGTTTGTAATGGTGATGCTGGTGGTGTTGATTGGAAATTGTATTGTGCAGGATAACCACCCATTAATCCAGTTACACCTTGACCAAAGAATCCTAATCTCTCTAATGGTTCATAGGCCGCTGTTCTTGCACCTTGTCTAGCTGCATCTAATTCAGCTTGTCTTGTGCTTGTTGTGCTGCACCTACTTGACCTAGTGTAGATATATCTGCTCTTTGTAATTGTGGTACTTGACCCGCTAGTCCAGATTGGAATTGACCTAATCCTAATTGTTGTTGTGCTAATCCAGATTGCGCTTGTCCTAAACCAAATCTGTTTTGAATATCTTGTTGTCTAGCTTGTTGTGCTTGACCAAAACCTTGTTGTAATAATTGTGCTTGAAGTGCTGCTCTATCTCTTCCTGATTGAGATGCAAACTCTGCTCTTTGTACACCTTCTCTACCACCACCAAATGCTCCTGATGCAATTGCTTGATCTGCAATAGATTTTTCTTGTATAGCTTTTTGTCTATCAAACTCTGATAGAGTTGTATCAATTACTTGTGATTGATAAGGTGACATGTACTGTTGCATTTGAGTTGAAGTTGGTGCTCCAGTTAAACCAGCAATACCACTTAATGTAGTTCCAACATCTCCTACTGTTTGACCAGCAGCTGTTGCCTTGTGCTTTTGCTTGATCTATAAATGGTTGAAAAGATCCAACACCTGAACCTGCTAATGTTGCAGCTCTTTGTTGTAATACATCTTGACCTGCAACTGTTGGTGCAAACTTAGAAGTATCAACAGGAATAGCAGTGGCTGCTGTTAATTGTTTTGCATAATCTTTTCCAAGATCTTCTATAAACTGTGCGGGTAATGATCTAGTTTCTGTTATTGCCATTATACTTGAGACTCCAAATTTTTCATCATACTATACATCTTATCTGCGCCTTTATCAACACTTCCTCCACCTGCTGCTCTAACAGCATCAGCGGTCATTACAAACTCATTTTTAGATAGTCTTGCTGGTACATCATCTGCTTTTTCTTTAGCTCCTAATGGTACAAAACCACCACCTCTAAGGTCCATTTCATTACCTCCAAGGTTCATGATTCCTCCTTCAGCTTTACCTTCACCAAATAATTCACCCATTAATCCCTTATATTCTGAATCAGACATTTCACCTGATCTTCTAAGTTGAGGTATTATTAATTTATAAAATTCCATTTTTCTATCTTCAGGCATTACTTCATCAATGTCATTCATCATAGCATCTAGCATAGCTCTTTCTTCAGATTCATCTGGCATTACTTCTACTTCTAAATTATCGAGCATCATTTTTCTACCTTCTATGTCTCCACCTTCTGCAAGTGCAAATCTTTTTGGTGTTAAAAATCTATATCCTTTAGCAGCCATTTGTGATGCGTCTTGTCCACCACCTCTATATGCTGCAATGTCTCTTTGAATTTGATCAAAATTCATTCCTTCACCTCTATCAAGATTTGAAAAATCTGGTTCTTCCTCTTCTTCTTTAGCAGCTAATAAACCACCAATACCTGATATACCACCAATAAGACCTAACTGTTTTCCAAGTCCCATATTTTTAATACCACCTAATAATTTTCCAAGGCCACCGCCTCCAAAACCACCCATTCCTCCTAAAAGAGCAGCACCTAAACCTATTTTACCTATAGGACTTTTAATAACTTTCTTTACAGCATTCTTTGCTTTTTTAAAAATTTTCTTAAAGAAATATGACTTAATTCCTGTTCCATTAATATCTTCCCCTGCTCCACCTAATGATTTTAAAAGTGCAGCTTCTTCTGGATTAATATAAGCTAGTGATTCTCCTGGAGGAGCCATTTCTTTAGCTTGATCTAAAGTAATAATTCCACCTTTATCGTAGAGTTGTCTATTCATATCTGATCTTGAAATTGCCATAGTTTATCTATCTTATTTTGTTTTTCCAAAAATATCAAGGCTTGGCATAAGAACTTTTATATCTCTTCGAATGTCTTCTCAGGTATACCTTTTGATTTCCATTCGTTATCGTCCTTATATTCCTCGCCTGTTTTAAGGTTAGTTATTTTTTCTATTATCTTTTCTGGTTTTATAACTTGCATTTTTCCTCCTATGTTCTATCAAATTCTAGTATTGATACTGTGCCTTCAAATATATCAGCTGTCGCTGCTTGTAATTGTAACTTGTCACTTTCTTCTAATATAATTGTACCATCAGATATAGACTTAGAATTACCTGAGTTTACAGTGTGTTCTGCAAATTGATAAGCTCTACCTGCAGAGGTATCATATACAAAAGCTTTAATCTCAACGTTACCTGATCCAACATTAGCTGTATGAATGTTTTGTATGATTGCTCTAGACTCAGATGGTACAGTATAAATATCTGTAGCATCTGTTGTAGTTAAATCAAACTGTGCATTCTTATATCTATTAGCCATTATGCTTCACTTCCACTGCTCATGAACCAAGTAAACCTTGATTGCTCATCTCTTAAATCTTGTTGGAAAGTTGAGTTTAATTTTTCAATCAATCCGTCTAAATCTCTAACTAAAGAATCAGCATCTTGTTGTGTATTCTGTATTCTTTATTGGTCTTGTAAATACTACTGTTATCTTTGCCATTATTTTGCCATTATCTTCTTCCGTCTGGTTGTATATCTAATCTAAAAGTTCCTAATTTCCAACTTTGATTAGTTGCTGTATTTGCTACTTTTAAAGCAATAGCTCTAGCTCTTGCACGTGTATCTACTTTAGTCAGTAGATGATGTAATTGTAAAGGGTCCAAGTGGTGAACTTGCTTGTGAATATTTGGATAATTTCTTAATTGTAATGTAACTTGTGTATTCCTGTTTGAGATAAAAAGTCAGGTATAAATCTTCTTATCTTCATAAGAAATTCACCATCTCCTTTAAATGTTGCAATACCTGTTTGTTGACCTTGATGACAACTCTTTGTGTAATATCAAAATCTCCTGATTCAATATTAGCAGTAATTGCTGTAATTGCTACCATTTTAACTTGATCAGTTCCTGTTTCGTGTTCATAGTATATTGTTCTACCTTCAGTATTACCTACAACATCAAAAGATGTATCAGTGCTTGCATCATATTCTGTTGCATGAGGTAAACCAAATACAGCAGAATCTTCCCACATTGTTCTAGCTAAAGATCCAACTGTCCATACAGGTCTTTGTGGTGATGAATCAAAATAATTATAAGTAACTTGTCTATTAACAACAGATGATCCTGTTGTTGGATAAAACCAAGTAACTTCACCAAACAAATTATTTAATCCTGCATTATATCATTGATTACCAGATTGTAAATTTATATCATCAAAAACAAAATCTTCTACTAAACAAATATGATTCTAATTACCAGCAGTATCTAAAGAAACCATTTTCTGACATCCAATAAGCAGCACCATCAACTTCAACACATGCGTTCTGTCCAATCAAGTCCACAGTTAGTTCCAACTTGTGCAAAACCAAAAGTAAATGGTTGACCAACAAAACGTTGTGTAAATAATGCAGTATCTGTCCAAACATAAATTGCATCTCTACCTCTAATTGCTCCCATGATCTGTGATCCGTCAGCCAGTCTCTGTGTACCAGCTGTATTGGTTGCTGTAGGTGTATAAGTATTTATATCTTCTTGATCCGAGAATCTAATAAACATATCATCTTGTGTTGATGTGTCTCCAATAGTTGTTTCTGTTCCAAAAATACTAAGTGTCTATCAGGTGTAGATACTAACATATGTCTTGATGCTGTTGGTGCACCAGATATAATAGTTGCTCTTGTTGATGTTGCATTTGTTGCATTTGAATCCCATTCAAATACTTGCACTTCATGAATTAAACAAATAGCTTTGTCACCAAAATTATCTAATGACCACATACCAGGATCAAGAACTAAATCACCTGATGCTGCTTCACCCCATGCAACATAATCTGAAGAGTTTGTAACTGTTGCTCCATCACTAGTGAGCTGCTGCTGTTGTATTTCTAACTGCTCTTGTAACACCTGTTAAAGTATTACCAGATATACCTGTGTATGATATTTCTTCTGTTCCTATTTGAATAAAGTTTGTACCTGATGATGGAAACTGAGATGCATCTGTTAATACAATAGTTGTTGTTACAGCATTAATACCACCATTTAAAGTTGTAGTAGCTTCTCCTGATACTTTCCACCCCAAGATCCTAAACCAACCAAAACCTTGGTGCTTGTTCTGCTGGTCCTACATTATAATAATGTTGAACTCTAATACCACCTGATGTTGTTGCACCAGATCCTGTTCATTTGATGGCATTGTAATAGTAATCGTTGTTGAGTTGGTACAGTTGTTACCATAAATTTTTTATCATCAAAATCTGATGCTGAAAATTAGAATTAGTAATTGCTGTAAAATTATCTAAAAGAATAATATCTTTTGCTTGAATACCATGATCACCAGAAAAAGTTATTGTAACAATGCTGATCCATTTGTTGTGCTAAATGCATTTGTAAAGTTGTTGTAGTTTTAATAGGATGTATGTCATAAAACACACCACCTGAATAAGCATATAAAATTCTGTTTGTACCTATGATTGAATATTTTTCCTAGATTTACTATTTACAAAATGATGTAAGCCTCTTGCTGCACCTGTAAGTTTCGTCAGCACCTAATTGTTTCCAACCACCTATTTTTTCAGGTGTACCATATCTAAATCTTACATTATCACATCAACCCATTGACCTTCTGCTGTAGGTGTCTGTAATTGTTTATTGATACCTGGTTGAAATCCTATCTTTTGTAGCATAAATCACCATAACAAGAGAATGTATTAGGTATCTGTTGATCGGTCCATGTTCCAAGGATCGGGGACTGTGAGTGTATGTTATGTTCATACATATAATCTACTTGCATCTCTTTTAAGTAGTAAATAATTTAAAGCAAAGTTAGCTAGCTCATATGATAAAGCGCTCTTTGATTACTTGATATTTATTATCTTTAAACATATTCATTCATTACCTTTATATACCACGGCGGCATAATCTGATCAATGTTGTTATCTTCATCTCTTCTTATTTGTAATTGATCAGGAAGATGAAAATATTTTTTAATTTCTTCATCTGTATTTAAAACAAGTCCTTCAATGTGATAGGTATCTGCTTTACAGTTTTTAATTATACAAGGTATTTCTTTAATACCTAATTGGCGTGCTATCTCTACTCTATTATTACCTACAATAATTTTTAAAACATCTCCGTAAGCTTTACTTCCATATTCAATGTATACTGGATCTTTTATTCCATGTTTA